CTGATTATAATAGTTCTGAACTAAGTAAATGTTATGATTCTATTATGTTATCTAAAGCATGGTTAGGTAAAGTACTTGGAGAACTAAGTGAGAATACTCCTTATACTAATGATGGCAAAAGAAAAACTGTAGAAGATATAGAAGATGTTGCTGATGTTTGGGTTACTAAAAAAAATAGTTTTATTAGAATAGATTTATTACTAGAAACTCGTATACAGAGAATAGACTATTTAAGACAAGAACTTAAAAAATTATCAGAGGATAGTATGTATGAAGTGTTTAATTTAGATCCTAAAGATGTACTTAAAAGACATTGTTTTATGATAGAATCTTATATGCATTTAATTAATGCTAGAATTTGGTTAGGATTTGAACTTGGTAGAATTAAAGAAAAAACAAAAAACAATTAATATGAATCCAATTTATTTAGAACTTGAAGTGCAAATAGCAACAGAAGAATCCTTGAGAAATGATGAACTGTTTAACATAGAAATTAAAGAGGAAGATAAGTTATGGATGCCTACTAGAATAAATTTAGAAAAAATTTGTTACTATGAAAAAAGTATAAAGTACAAAGGCTGTACTTGTATAAATTTAGGAACTGAATTAGGTATCTTTAAAATTTCACCAGATCAATTAAGCTTGATTATAAAAGATTATTTGGGAGGTACAGTGATTAAATATGTTAAATAAAAAAGAAGTTCTGCAAATAATAAAGATACAGGAACAAAAAGAAAAAGAAGCAAAAAGAAAAAGCACCTACCCTTTTACTTGGTGATGGCGCTTACTATGATAGAATAGGAATAACTTCGTTAGAATAACGCAAAGTTATTAAAAATAATTGATAAAGTCAAGTAGCCAATGTGTATATAGCTAGCTTTCAATGAGTTTCTTTTCAATTATTTTCTAAAAGCTTGTTTGCTAATATGTTGACCCTATAAAAAAATTAATTTGAATCATTATGAACTTTACAAAGATTTATAATTATGGTTTGCCTACTTTTGCAAGTAACAAAGACAATAATTTTTATGAAAACTATTTAATCAATACATAAAATGAGCGAGGGAAAAAAATCTTTGCGGATAAAATGTACTTCAATTGATGATGATAATGCATTAAACAACTATAAGCTAACCGCTGAGAATACTTTTTATATTAGATTTTGCTCAGTTCTTGAAGGGATATTACCTTTAACTAAGCAAGAAAGAAATGTGCTAGCTGAGATACTGTATATGAATTATATGTTCAGAGATAAAATTGAAGATGATGCGCATAGATGGGCTTATATATTAAGCAATAAATGTAGGAAAGATATGGTAGATAAATTAAATTTATCTTATAGTAGCTTCAGTAATCATCTAAGTAATTTTAGAAAAGCAAATATATTAAAGAATGATAGAGTTATAGACAACTTAGTTATATATCCAGTTGATAATGCTTTTTCTTTAACTTTCAATTTTGAGATTATAAAATGAAAGATAATAAGGGTATAGGGAGAAAAAGAGATCCTAGATTTGTAGAAGAACTTAGACAAATAGCTAAGAAACATAATATAAGTATTGATATAGTTAATAGCGTAGCAATTAGTCAATTTAAATTAGTTAAAATTGCTATGAATAAAAAGCTTAATATTAGACTATTTAAGCTAACTATGTTTTATAACAGGCAAAGAAAAAATCCAGATTATTTAGAAATGAAAAAGTTAGAACATGAAAGCTGAAAGAATAAGGGCTGAAAAGACAGAAGAATTCAAAGAGGTTCTTAAATCTAAAGGTATAGACCCTGATAGTAAAGATATAGAACAACAGGGAAGATACATTTGTAAAATACACCTTATAGATGGAGAAGAACAGTTAATAGCTTTTACACATAATCCTGCTAGAATTGTTGAAAAGGATTTTGTAGAAACATATCAAGCTTATAGATATAGAAGAACTTTATTACAAGCTGTTTTGAAGCAAAAAAGACAAAAAGGCTATAAATATTGGGAATCAGAAATATTAGGAACTCTTAATAAAAAGAAGTTACAAGATGAACAACATCAAGAAGATTCTAAAAAACTATACGATGAATTAATTGCTTCTGGAAAAATGGAAGAACATCTTCAAGAAATAGCTCAAATAGAAAGTAAAGAAGGAAGGAATTCAAAAATTGCAAGTATCTCTAAAAAAATGAAAAGAGAGTTGGAAGAACTAAATGAAGAAAGAGATGAAGAATCTATTGAACAATATAAAAGAGAACAAGAAAAAAAATACAATAAAGAAATATGATAACTGAATTACGAAAAAAAACAATTAATGGTAGAGATATTGAATATCTCGATGTAATACACTACAAAACAAGAACTAAGTTCAAAATGTGGGATAGGATTAAGATTTTGTTCGGCAAAGAAGTTGTAACATATAGTGAATTATATACTGGGCATGAAAAATGTATAATTGTATCTTCAAGTGCTAAATGTTATGTACCAGAATTCTTTCCTAAAAAAAGAAATTCGTATGATGGAGGATCTTTTAATGTTAAACAAAAATAAAGAAATATGAAAACAATTAAAGAGTATATACCAGTAGGAAACTTTGTTTTACTTACTGCTGAGTACACAATGAATGGGGCAGATGAAATATTAGGAGATAAAGGCACAAGAGCTGTTAATAGATTTCAAAAAGTAATTAGTGTTGGGCCTGATGTAGTTAAGGATGCTATTTTTGTAGGAGATATTGTAGATATTGACGTGGAAGCATTTGATCCTGTTAAGCATCTTGTAATAATGTTAGAGCATCCTGAAGATCCTGAACAAACTATTTTTAATATCAAATACCCTTTATACTTGATAAAAGGTGTTGTAACTTTTAATGAACAATAAGATATGTCTAAAGAATTAATTGGTGGAACGATAGCTCGTGCAAGATTAGTAGCAGGAGTTAATAAATTATCATTTGCTGTGTGCTCTACACTAGGGCCATTTGGTAAAAATGTAGTTTTGAAGAGGCATTATAATGCTCCAAAAATAACTAAAGATGGAGTTACAGTAGGTAGAGATTTAAGACTTAAAGATCAAATAGAAGATATTGGCTGTCTTTTAGCTAGGCAAGCATCTAGCCAGACAGCAGATAGTTCTGGAGATGGCACTACTACCTCTACTTTATTAACTAGCGAATTGCTGAATCATGCGATGGTTATATTAAAAGATAATCCCGAAGCCTTTGGGAATATCTCTGATAGTAAAGAAATATTTAAACATTGGGTATTAAATATTTTTAAATTCATTAAGGAAAATGAAATACCTTATGAAGATAAAAAAGCTATGATTAATCATGTAGCTCGTATTTCTACAAATAATGACCCTGAATTATATAATCTTATAGCTAATTGTTTAATAGAATTAGATGGTGGTTTAGAAATTGTACTTAATGAATCTGCCTCAAAAGAATCTCATTATGAAATTCATAAAGGAATGTATTTTGAAGGGGGATTTATGAGTAAAGAATTTATCACAGATACTCGAAGTAATATATGTGAATTGGATGATGTCCTTATATTAATTACTGATATTGAATTAAATTACCCAGAACAAATAAGAGATTTTGCTAGAAAAATACTTGGACAAAAGAAAAAATTACTTATCATTGCACCTAAGGTCAGCGGAATGGTTTTGGAAATGCTTGCAAAAGCAGCTATAGTATCTAAAGACTTATGTGTTATTAAGTCTCCAGGGATTAATATTCGTAGAGAAGAAATGCTTGAAGATATAGCTTGCTTTACTAATGGTACTGTTTTAAGAACTATTAAAGGACATAGAATTGAAGAGATTACTCATTATACAGGAATTTTAGGAGTAGCAGATAAAGTAGTAATTAAGAATGATAGTACTACAATTATATCTCATGCTGGCCAAAGTGATAGATTAAAAGAGAGAATTGAAATTATAGAAGAGACTATTCTTAAAACAATAGATCCTACTTTAAGAGCTAGGTACGAAAATAGGTTAAGTAATTTAACAGGTGGAGTAGGTATCATATATGTAGGCGCTTACACTGAGCCTGAATTAAAAGAGAAAAAAGACAGACTAGACGATGCTAAATGCGCAGTTAAATCTGCTTTATCTGAAGGAGTTGTTCTTGGTGGTGGATACATATTTAATAAATACGCTGATACTTTTAAAGATCAGTTACAACAAAGTCCAGAAGGAAAAATTATTTATCATGCATTAAAACAACCTATGAGATTTATATGGGAAGTTAATGGTAAAAAGAAAGTCCCTGAAAACTATTTAGAATACTTAACAGCAAACAATGTAATAGATCCTATTATGGTTCTTAAAGATTGCATCAAGAACTCCATTAGTGTTGCTCACTCCATATTAAGCACAGATGTAGTAATTATAGATGATGAAGAATCAAATGAAAATCTTGGAGATATGCCCTGCATAGAAGATTTAATCGCAGATAAAAATGAATGATTTGTTAGAGATAAAAGATAACAGAATAGTTTTTGCTCCACAAGCCCTAAGCCTTAAACCGTTTAGGGCTTTGTGGGATAGGGATGATACTATTAATAAAGATAGAGCTACTAAAGAATTATGTTTTATATATTATTACTCTCATTTTAAATCGGAATTTTCTGATTTATTAGATGATCAAGAACGTAAAGAAGCCATACTGGAAGTTATTCCTGAAGTAGTTGTAGATGAATTAGTTTTAGATGCTTGTGATTTTTTTGAAGAAAGACAATCAACTACTAATTTACAGATGTTAAAGTCAGCTAAGAAAGCAGCTAATAAAATAAAAGATTATTACGACAACGTAGATTTAGAAAAGCTTGATACTAAAACTAATAAACCTGTATGGGACGTTACTAAATTACAAAATTCAATTAAAGATTTAGCTAATACTATTAAAGGTCTTAATGATTTAGAAGCTGAAGTTAAAAAAGAAATAGAGAATAAAAGTAATATGAAAGGGTCAAGATCTAAAAAATTACTAGAAGATGGTTTGTTGTAATGAAGTAAATACTTCTTTATCAGCAGAAACTTTTAATAGTTTTTCTGAAAATATAAAATATGAATTATCTGATGTATTAGATAAAATTATTCTTGTACAAAGAATGATAGATCCTAATAGAGAAAAAGCAATAGACAAAGAAAAAGATAATTTAGGCAGAGTAATAGTAGATATAACTAATCCACATATATTAGAAAATATGGATTATTTTAGATTACCTGCTATACATTTTAAAGAATTTGGTAAATTTACTAACGCATATCCAAATCAGCATCCTAATTCTGATTACGTTAAATTTTGGAAACAAGAAACTAGGTATTGTATAGACGGTAAAGTAAGAAATAGTGATGGCGAGTGGGTAACTGGTTATCACTATTTCTATTTAAATTTTTCTCCAATACAACTTACGGAAGATAAACTAGCTCCGTCACAGAAAAAAACATCTAAAAATACACAAGCTGACAGAGTACAAGATTTTCCTGCTATATGGGATGGCGATTATCTTTATTATCATTATTTAGAGAAAGCTGAAAACAATGGAGAATACGGAACAGTTTTAAAGACTAGAGGTAGAGGATTCTCATTTAAAGGAGGATCAATGACTGGTAGAAATATGGAATGTATAAAACAATCTAAAACTTTCTTAATGGCATCTGAAACTGAATATTTAAATAAAGATGGTATATGGAATAAATTTAATGACGTACTAGATTTTTGTGCAGAGCATACAGAGTGGCCTACTGGTAGATTAAAGGATGATCAAAATAAAATGCATATCCGTTTAGGATATAAACATTCTGAAACTTCTAATCCTACTGGTGTAAAATCAGAAGCTTTTGGAGTAACACTAAAAGATGCTCCACAAAAAGCAAGGGGAAAAAGAGGTAAGTTAATACAATGGGAAGAGGCAGGTAAATTTCCTGGCTTGCTAAAAGCATGGTCTATTGCAAGAATGTCCTTAGAAGATGGACGATCTGTATTTGGATTGATGGTTGCTTTTGGTACAGGAGGAACTGTGGGAGCTGACTTTGAAGCATTAGAAAAGTTATTTTACAGCCCAAGAGGTTACAGGGTACATGCTTTACCAAATGTATTTGATAAAGTAGCTGGTAAAGGTGAATGTGCTTTCTTTTTTCCAGAGTATCTTAATAGAAAACATTGCTATGATAAAGACGGCAATTCTGATGTTATTAAAGCTCTTATAGAAATACTTGAAGATAGAGAGGACATTAGAAAAGGTACAGATGATCCAACTGCGTTAACTCAAGAGAAAGCAGATAGACCTATTACTCCCCAAGAAGCAGTAATGCGTACTGAGGGTAATAAATTTCCTGTAACTCAATTGAAAGATTATTTAGAAGATATAATGCCTACTATAGATGTATTTTGGGCAGAGCATTTATATGGTCAATTAATTCAAACAGGAGAAAGAGAAGTAGTATTAAAACAAGATGTAGGACACGTTATTAGAGAGTTCCCTATAAAAGATAAAACTAGAGTAGCTGGGGCAACTGAAATATTTGAGTTACCAAAGAAAGTAAAGAAATCAGATGGATCAGAATATACTCCTAGTGGTAGGTATATAGGAGGGATAGACACTTATGACGATGATACAGGAACGTCTTTAGGATCTATATTTATATTAGATTTATGGACTGATAGAATTGTAGCTGAATATACAGGACGACCTAATACAGCAGATGACTTTTATGAAACATGCGCTAACTTGTTATTGTTTTATAGAGCAACTGCTAATTATGAAAATAATAAAAAAGGTCTTTTTGGATGGTTTAGAAATCATCATTTACTTCATCTATTATGTGATACTCCTCAGATATTAAAAGACATGGACTTAGTTAAAGCGCAAGAAGCTTTTGGTAACAAAGCTAAAGGAACTAACGCTACTTTGCCTATAAATAATTGGGCTTTAAATCTTCAAGTAGGGTGGATGAAAGGTAATGCATACACTGAAGAAGCTTTAGAACAAATAGAAGAATTAGATGAAAGTGCCGATTTAAAAGAAATACTACTTCCTAAAAGATTAAGAACGATCAGAAGTGTACCTTACATTAAAGAATGTATAGCATTCAATGAAGATGGTAATTTTGACAGAATTTCTGCTATGGGAATGTTAATGATTTATAGAGAAGATAGGCAATTATATATAGGATCACACACTGGTCAAGAAGAAGATGATTTAACAAATGATGAGTTCTTCAATAGAAACTACGAAGTTAGTAATGAAGCTGGAGAAAATTATTTTGATAGAACAGATTATTCTGACAAAAAATCAAATAATATTTCTACTTTCGTAGACATTGATCAATTCAACTTAGAAGATTACTTAAACTAAATTATAAGATGCAATACTTTCCTAAACAAAAAATAAGCAATACCGCAAAAACCCTTGCTTGGGCAAAAGAATGTGGAGAAGCTGCTATAGGTTTATGTTCAGTAGAAAACCCTAGAATAAGAAGTTCTAGGAGAGATAAAATAATTAATTTTAATTTAGCTAATGATATATTAGATGATAGAGATGTAAGAAGGATAGGTAATCCTTTTAATATTAAAGGACTTTCTTTCCCAGCTAAGATGCAGAATTATCCTATTAGTATGCCTAAAATAGATCTACTAACGGGAGAAGAATCAAAAAGAAAGTTTGAAATAAATGTAGTCGCTTTATCAAGAGATGCTATTGAAGCTAAAAGTAAAAAGAAAATTGAATACGTAAGAGAAAGAATAACTCAGTTAATAAAACAAGATGGAGCTTTAAATGAAAACAAAGTTTCTAATGAATTAAGAAAGTTAATTGATTATGCTAATTATGAAATAAAAGACTTTAGGGAAATAGCAGGTAATTTAATACTGAATCATTATAAGAAAGAATTAAATTTTGATAAGACTTTTAATGATGGGATGCAAGAATTACTTCTTGTAGCAGAAGAAAGTTATTGTATTGATATAGAAGCTAATGAACCTATTTTAAGAAAATGTAACCCTTTAAGTTTAGAAAGTTATAGAACAGGTAACTCTCCTTGGTTACAAGATGCTGATATTATAAAAGAATGTGATTACTTGCCTATAGGAAAAGTTATTGACAGATATAATGATTACTTAAAACCTGGTGAAATAGATCAAATAGAAAGTAGAAATTTTTCAGAAGGTGGAGATAGTATTTTAAAAATAAGACCTGATAGTGATTTTACTACTTTACCAAGAGATACTTTTGGGCCAACTGGTAATGCAGTGTTTGACTTTGGGGGAGGTGATTTATATAATCCAAATGGATTAGATGCAACTAATAGTTTTGGTACTTCTTTTGATATGGAAGGAAATATATTAGTAACAAGAGTAGTTTGGAGATCTATGCGTAAAGTAGGTTTTCTTACTTATTTTGATGAAGATGGTAGACCTCAAAAAGAAGTAGTAGATGAACGCTTTAAAGCAAATAGTAACTTAGGGCAAGTTGTTAGTTGGAGATGGATTAATGAATGGTGGGAAATTACTAAATTAGGAGCAGGTGAAGATGCTATATATATTAAAGCAAGACGTAGACCCGTTCAATTTAGAAAATCTGGAAACCCATCAATTTGCCATTCTGGCTACGTAGGCTTAGCATATAATATTAATACTAGCAAAGCTATAAGTTTATTAGATAGAATGAAGCCATTGCAGTATATGTATAACGTATTAATGTATAGGACAGAATTAGCTTTCGCTAAATCTCATGGTAAAATTATGAGACTTCCATTACATGAAATTCCAGATAAATGGAGTATAGATAAATACCTTGCATTTGCTTTTGGTCAAAACATAGCACCTTATGATGCATTTAAAGAAATTAAAAAAGGGCCAGCTACAGGTAAATTAGCAGGTAATATGCAACAAAATAACCATGTTATTGATATGGAAATGAGTGCCTATATTCAACAACATGTAGACTTCATGATGTATATTAAAGAAGAGATAGGAGAAATAAGTGGAGTATCTAAATCTAGGCAAGGACAAATTCACCAAAGACAAGCTGTAGGAAATTCAAGAACTGAAATCACTCAATCAAGTCATATAACAGAAAGATGGTTTATGCTACATGATCTTGTTAAAAAGATGGTATATGAAACTTTCTTAGATACTGCTATAGTAGCTTTAAAAGATAATAAACATAAAGCACAGATTATATTAGGTGAATTTATGGAAGAGAATATTGATCTTACCATGAATGGTCTTACTCAATGTGAATTAGGACTAGCAACTTCCAACGCTACTGATGATATGGAATTATTACAAATGTTGAAGGAAACTAGTAGAGAAGCAGTAGCTGCAAAGCAAATAGATTTTATAGAATTAACTCATATATATGGATCTAAAAGTATATCTGAAATTACTCGTAAATTAGAATCTAGCCACCAAGCTAAAATAGCAAGGGAACAAGCTCAAGCTGATGATCAGAATGAAACTATTAAAGCAGTTAGTCAAGCTGAAACAGAATGGGAAAAAGAGAAGCATTATAGTGAACAAGAGTTAAAGAAATATCAAATAGATTATGATAATCTAATAAAAGAAAAAGCTCTTTTAGCCAATTCAGATCAAGAAAATGGATTAATGGAAAGAACTGTTACTTTAGAAACTCTTAAACAAAATCATAGAAAAATAGAAGATGCTTATAATGTTAATATGAAAAAAATAACATTAGATAAAGAAAAATTAGACGAAACAATAAGATCTAATAAAAGTAAGGAACAAATAGCTAAGATGAAACCCAAAGCAATCACAAGTAAGTAAACATATTAGTAATGGATTTTATTAATTTAGATGATTTTTCTTGCCAGTAATAAATTAATTTATTAAAATTGTACTTAAACTAAATAAAAATGCCAAGCGAATTTGACATGTTTTCTTTTGATGATGAAGATAATGGGGTTAATAACCTAGATTCTTCTACTAGTAATATAGTTAAAACAGTAGGAGATGATCCTAATGTACAAAAAGTAGAAAATGCTCCAAAGAAAATAGAAGAAACCGATAATAATACAGAAGCTACAGAAGATGTTTCTTTTCAGCTTTTCGATCTTGATGATGAGAATATAGAGTACAAATTAAATACTGCTCAAGGAAATCAACAAGATGCACCTAAAATAAATGACAAAGTACTTCAAGCTCTTATTAAAGATTTAGTAGAAGAAGGAGTACTTGATGCAGATGATGATGCTGTTGCTGCTATTAAATCTACTGATGATATTAAATCTTTAATGCAAAAAAACATTGCAAGTAAAGAACTTTCAGATTTAAATGATGATCAAAAACAATATTTAGAATTATTAAGAGCAGGAGTATCTGATGCAGTTGCAAAGCAGTATCAAAGTAATGTATCTAATCTTAATAATGTTACTGATCAAGAACTGGAAACTGAAGAAGTTGCAGAATTGCTTTATAAAACTCTTTTAAAAGTAAAAGGTTTTGATGAAGTAAAAATTGGTAAATACGTTGAAAGAGCTAGGGAAACAAATACTTTAATTGAAGAAGGTAAAGATTCTTTAGCTGAGTTAAAAACAATAGAGAACGTAAATATTACTAAACAAAAAGAACAAGTTTCTGCTGATAAAGTAGAGAAGCAAAAAAGAATTAATGAAGATTTAGTTAAAGTAAAAAATACTTTAGAAACTAAGAATCTTGAATTAATTCCTGGAATTAAAGTAACTGATATAGAAAAAAAGCAATTGCTTAAAAACTTAACTCAGCCTGTATCACAAGATGCTTCAGGAAGAAAGTTAGACTTTGTTCAAGAGCTTTCTAAAAAAGACCCAGTTAATTTTAAACTTAAACTACATTATTTAGCTTTAAAAGGATTTTTTGACACTAAGAGTGACTTATCATTTTTAGGAAATATAAATAACTCTAGGAAAGTAAATAACTTAGAAAAGGTATTAGCTAGTAGCAGCGATGGTGGTTTCTCTAGTGGCGGTTACAATGTTAATAACAATAACGATCCAGTATTGCCTATGCAAGATATTCTGGATGGTATAAGAAATATGTAACCCCTTATAATAAATATATATAAACTTAAACAAAAACTAAAACAATGAACAAACTATCACCGTTACAAATGACTGAAGCTATTAGCTGGTCTGGTATGGGAACAAAAGCCCACCTTAATAAAATCTATGCTACATCTCCTCAGATAGCTAGTAAGATAATTACTAAAATCTATGCCGCTAACTTTGGTATGACTACTGACGCTTATATGAGCGAAACAGGCGCAGTACTTACTTTGGACTCGGATGATGATTACACTTGGAGACTTATGGGTTCCTCTAAAAAGAATCTACCTCTTGTAGAAGCTCGTATTAATGGTTCTCCTATTACACCTATTTCGCGTTGTGGACAGAACCATGGTGAATTTGAGCTTGTATTTAGTGAGTTTTATTTTCATGACCAGCAATTAATTGTAGGACATAAAAATGAAATTTACTCTATGCAAATTTTATCTGACCCAATTAAAGAGGGAACTAATTTTGTATATCGTTTAAGGTTGCTTACAGGAGATCAGACACTATTTGTTCCTTTTGAAGAATTAGTAGCTGGTAAAAGGTTTAGTAAAGATTGGACACCTGTTGAGCAAACACTGTCTAAAAAAGGTAGCCCTGTTGACTTTACTTCATCTTACGATATGCGTAATGCATTCACTATGATTCGTAAAGAACAAACTTACCCCGGTAATACTAAAAACCGACCTATTGGTACTGCACTTAAAGATTCAAAAGGTAATAAGTTTATTTTGTGGGAGCAATATGTTTCTTATGAATTAACTCAACAATTGAACCAAGAAAAGAATCATGCTTTAGTTTTTGCTACAGCTAACCGTTCACAAGATGGTACTTACAAAAATCAAGGTCTTTCTGGTAACATGGTTGTTCAAGGTGCTGGCTTACGTCAACAATCTGAATGTTCAAATACTGAATTTTACACAGACTTCAATATTGACTTACCTACTAATATGCTAGTAGATCTTTCTGAAGGTAAACTGACTTCAGATAAGCGAAAGTTTATCATGAAAACAGGAGAAAGAGGAATGATTAAATTCCATAAAGCATTAGAAGATAAAGTACATTTGTACACTCCTAATGAAGATAGTTCACGTTTATATGGCGTAGCTAAATCTGGAGTTGAAATGGGTAAAGGTTATGGTGGACAGTTTATAGAATATAAAGGGCCAAATGGTGTAGTTATTTCTATTGAAGCTGATTCAAGTTATGACAACAGAGTTCGTAACAAAATCTACCACTTTGGTGGAGGAGTTGCTGAGTCTCACCGATTTGACTTGTTTGATATTGGAACTACAAATGCTGAACCTAATGTTCGTAAAGTAGTACCAAAAGGTTTAGAGTTATTTATGGGAATTATTCCTGGTTTGAGAGATCCAAGAGATGCCAGTGATAATAAAATTATGGCCACTGGTGTAGATGGTTGGACAGAACACAAAGGTTGTTATATTTCAGGTATGATAACTGACCCAACTAAAACAGCATCTTTAATTCCTGATGTGTTATCTTAATTAATTAAACAAATAATGACTGAAATAAAATCACAGTTATCCCCCGTTCAAAGAAAGGACGGGGGTTATACTCCCCCAAATGTTACTTATAAAGTTTCTCCTATTTTAAGAGCTAGAAAAGGAGTACCTGTAAGCCATGAAACTAATTTCTTATTTGAAGATAGTACCAATTCTTTTGGTCTACCTGTATTAGAAGACCGAGTAAGACTTAGACGAGTTAATCCTTTTAAGAGTGAAGAGGAACAAAAATGGATCGAAGCCAAATTAGGAGAAGATTTAAATATTAATAAAACAGAAAATAACTTCTTTGCTAATTATAGAGTTATTATAGGATCATCAGGTGTTCCTTATAATTTAAGTGATCCTAATGATTTATTAGCTGTTAGAGTATTAGAAGCTAATATTGACAAAATATGTACAGATCCTAAGTTATCTATAAAAGATATGAAAATTACATATCTTTATACTTTAGGGCTAGAATCAGAAGAGTTTGATATGACCTTACAAGAAGCTGATGTAGAAGAAGGTAATATGGCATTTTGGAGTAAGTTTAAAATGGATACTAATGCTTTAAGAGCTGTTTTATCTTTACTAAATACATACGCTCCTCAAACATCTAATTTAAAATTCTTGCAAAAAGAAGTTTATCAATTAATGAAAGCAGATCCATTTAGCTTTTATCAAATGGTAAATGATCCTGATAAAAAATATAAAATACTGTATGATCAGGCTTTAGAAAGTCGTAGTGTATACCATACTAAAGATGGTTACGTTATTAAAGGCCAAACTATTCCTATTGCACAAAGTAAGATGGAACTTATTAACTTCTTTAAATCTGATAAATATTCAGAAGATGTTAATAAAATAAAAGCGTATACTAAAGAATATTACGACTCTGTTCATAAAGAATAAGATATGACTGCTAATGAAATGATGTCTGAATTAGAAAAGCAATTAGATGCAGCTGGATCTGATGATGCTCCTTATATTCCAGATGAACAAGGTTCTACATTTATTAATGATGCTATAACTTCCTTAATTAAAAAAGTGATTTTTGAAGGTGTAGAAGCAAATGAATATAATAGAGGATTTATTGCTCCTTTAAAAAGAAATAGTGGAACTAGTAATTTTGTTAGTACTAAAGTAACATCTAATTTATTGACTCAAGCTCATGATCATGGCGAAATGTGGACACTCCCTGATAATCTTTATTACATATTACAAGAAGATTGTCTTATAGATAAAAGGGATTGTTTTACAGGAGAGTTAGCTACCTTAAACATTTTACCAGTTTCAGAAGATTATTATAACTTAAATATAAAGAATTTTGAAAAGAAACCATATTTTAATGGTGCTGATCGAGATGGTTTAATTTGGAGACTTTACTACAACAATAATATTTCAGAAACACCTTCATTTATTAATAATAAAATTTCTGAACTTATATCAGATAAAACTTTTAATATTACTCAATATAATTTTAGATATTTGATCAAGCCTAGAAATGTTGTAATTAATAGAGATAACCCTGCATTACAAGGCAATTCTGAAATATGGGATCAGTTCCATTTCGATATTGTAAATAGAGCAACTTTAATTGCAATAGATAATTTAAGGTTAGTAAATAGATTTCAAACCAAAGGAACTTTAAACGCACAACAAAATCTTTAACAAACAATATAACCTTATAAAACTTATATTATGTTTAATTTAAATGACGTAGAATATTCATTAGTTGGTGCTAGTCCTGTTGCTCTAACCACGAGTTTAGGAATTTCACCCGATACGTTAAATTCAGGAGAAATAGGATTATTTACTCCATCTAACGTTAGAATATTAGGAGCTAATGCTGCTGGTATTAAAAGTTTTAAATTTGCTCAAAATAACAACGGAAGCGTTATTATATCTGATGCCATTGAAACTTCTAAAATTACTCAGCTAGTTCCTAAAGTAGGAAGTGCGCCAGTAGTTCAAATAGATTATTTGGGCTTCAATGGTAGTACTGGAGATATTGAAGAAATTGCAGACAATAACTACATAGTAACTGTTTATTATGAAGAACTTTTTACTGCTACTAAAGATGCTATGTATAACAAGCATTTTAGAGCTAGTACTAAAGCAGCTCCAGATAAACATGCAGTAGCAGAACAATTAGTAAGAGATGCTATTCGAAATCTTGGATTGTTAGCTAGAGATCCTAATCCTTTATTTAGGGCAGAATTAGTATCTGCTGGTGCTAGTTCTACTGTAGCCACTGGTGCTGATGATTTCGTATTTACTAAAGGGTCTAAGTTTTTTACTGCTACTGATATTGATAATGCAGTAGGTGGTAATGCACTCCTTGTAGGCGGTTTTATTAGAATTGGTACAGCTCTTACTAGTCCTATTTATAAAGTTGTAGCTATTGATACTGTAAATAACATTGGTACTTTAGACACAATTTATCAAGGAAATACAGCAACCATTGCTGATACAGCTTTAAGACAAGTTACTGCTGCTGCTTTTAATGGAGGTGCTGTAGGAGTTAAAATGACAGGTTACGAAATTCGTTACGATTTTAATCGAGTTGGAAGAATTCGATTTAATATTAACATTTGGAATGTTGGCCTTTCTGAATTTGGTTCTACTTTGTACACACAAGCACAAGGGGCAACTAGAGGAGTCAACGCTAGTCCTTCTGTAGCAGAAATTGAATACTTTACTCAAAATTCTGAATTTGGAGATAATAAATATGAAGTAGATAATGGACGACCAGTATTATTTTCTAATCGTCAATTGGTTAGCCCTGTTTACTCTTTTTATAATTCTATTCATTTACGTTTTGAGCAAGATAATATATCAGGTTTCAGAAAAGATATTTCTTCTAAACAATTAAGTATCTTTACACCAAGTTCTGACCCTGCGTTTATGAGTACTGCAACTAATGGAGTAAGAGCTGTATTAGCTACAATTACAGGAATTGCAGTTCCTAATCCATAATAAAAGAGTTTTATATATAACTAAAACAAAAGGGGAGAGAATTTTTATTCCTCCCTTTTTTAATAACTTTAATTATGCCTCTTATACTAAAAACAAGTATACATAAGACTGATGAGGGTATTTTCATTAAGGATATTTCTGGGATATATAATGCCTCGACTAATTTAACAGGTTGGGGAGATCCTAATTTAGAAATTGCTAACGTAGTTACTGCAAACACTGTAGTAACTAATCTTTTTGATGATACTACAGCTAATTTTATTCTAAACTACTCTACTATGACTTTGAGTAATAGCATGGTATTTGGCCCTTTTACAAACACTTTTAAAGATGGTATTTTAAAAGCAGAAACAACTGTAAACACACAAATAACTGTTGATGAACTTCCAGTATTGCAAAGTCTTACTAATTGCGTTCAAAAGTTTTTTATGTGCCATGCAGATTGTTGCGTTGATAAATACTTATTATCTTCTTTAGATTACAATAGTATTAATGATCATATTATAATCAATAATATTATGCAAGCTGAAGCTATTAGACGAACATTAAAATACGCTGCTCATAGTATGAGCATGTCTAAAATCAAATATTTTTTAGAACTATTAAATAATTTCTGTCAATTATGTGCATGTCCTGCGGAATAAACAGTTGTGATTGTTCAGGTTTTCCTCTCACTGTACCAGAGGATTTTAATCCTGCAACAATTAGCGGAATACAATATAATGCAAATGGTACTATAACTATTACGCTAAGTAATAATCAAACTTATACCACTAGCAATAGCATAACTTTTCCACAACCTGTTAGAGAAGCTTATGTTCTTTTCAATAGATCAGGAAATAATGCTGGCCCTTCTGACGCTTCTTTTAATAAAGCCATATTTACAATACCTGCTAATACTTTACAGCTAGTTTCAGGGGTTTCTCCCATAGTTATTATAGAATTTGCAGCACAAATGCTTGTAAATGAAGGTTTCAATTTTACACTAAAAGCAGGAAGTAATACGGATATATCTTTCCCTATATCAAATTACTTGGTAAATGAAATGGAATTATCTGGTAGAATAACTATAGTTAATAGAGGGGGATTTCCATTTTATAAAACAGATTTACATTTAGGAAGAATAAATCAATCTGGCGCTACTTATGGAAGAGATAATGTATTTAGTATAGATGATAGTAATAATCCTATAACTTCAGATATTTTAATTACTTTGAGTAACACAAATCTAGCAAGCGAATTTGCTAATTTTTATTATACAGTAGTTACAGTGATAAAGCCATTTTAAACATTAGTAATTGTTTAACATATAACTTAAAAAAATGAGAGCAAATAAAATAGATTTACCTTTAGATAGAGATTTAGAAATAGAATTAGAATCTGCTGAAACCTTTTTTATAGAAGCTACTTCTACATTAACTACTGATGTATCTATTTTTGTAGCAACACCTGCTAATAATGCAGTAGTAACTATATATTATTTAGGCAGCGGAGTAGTTTTAAATGGAAATAACTTACTTATTTTAGGGTTAAACATAAATGAATATGCGAATCAAAATATTAAGATAGAAGGATTTTATTCTAATTCAGCATGGAAAATAGTTTTATCTACTGCTAATGTTTTTTCTATACCAGATAATAGTATAGCAGCAATTAAATTAGCTGCTAATAGTGTACAAACTGCAAAAGTAGTTGATGGAGCTATTACAGTAGCTAAACAATCAACAATAGGAAGAACTTATGTAGTTACTTTAAGAAAAGATTTAACTGCTGTTTTAAAGGACAGAACTGAAAAAATAAGAATACCTCACAATTTTACAGTTAAGCAATATTTTTACAATGTACTAGAAACTATAGAAGCTTCAAATTCTTTAACTGTAACTTTAAAAATAGGACTTACTACTATTGACACTTTTGTAATTGCTGCTGCAACTGCTGCGGATACTGCAAGTACTAGAAACATTGATCCTGCTGCTACACCTCCAGGAACTCCTCAATGGTTAAATTTAGAAACATCTAAAACTACTGCGGGTGGCATTGTATTATTTACTTTTGTGATAGAAAAGCTTGAAAATGACTAAAGCATTAGCAATAGGTTGGATAATACATTTTCAGACTAGGATAATTTTAAGTAAATTACCTAATCCTATTCACGTAATCTATTTAGATCTATTAATTAGATACGCATGTGAATTAACATGTAAAGATATTAAAGATAAGATATGCGAAGTTATTAAGTACTTAGATATTGAATTGCCTATGAAATGTAAACCTACAGTTAATATGGCTGATCCAGAAGTATTTTTAATAGGTTGCAATTTTTATCAATTAGAGATAAGAATATTTTATTTTTTAACTGAAGTTATTAAAAATGAAAGTGATTTAAAATTTGAAAATGGTAAATATTATTTAGACATAAATAAGCTATTAAAAGAATCTGTACCTCAACCTTTCTGGACAACTACAATAGCTTTTCAAATTAGAGTAAAATATAATTTTAATGATAATTGGGTTAATTTATACCCATTACAAAATATAGTTATACAACCTTAAAGTTTTAAACAGTATTAAAGTTAAATTAATGACCAATAAATTTTATGACATAACAGGTATAATAGGATTTACCAGTACTATGATTAGTTCTTGGGTAACAAATATAGAATTAATTGGAAAGGTTTTGGGAATAGTGGGAGGACTTGTTTTACTAATATTTAGTATAGTTCATAAAATTCTTGAGATAAGGCACCAAAGTTCAGTAATGAAGAAGTATAGAAAAGATATTTTACATTCAGTTGAAGAAACAGTTAAGAGTTCAATAACTGAAGCAATTGATAATTTACCTGAATTAAATAAATAAGTAATGAGATTAATTGAACAAATAAATAAATCATATCACATTAGATTAAAAGATCAACTTGAAAGAGATGATGTAAATATCAAGGTAGAGGATTTTGTTAAATTTCTAAGTAATGTATTTGTTGAAACAGCAAATGATAATGGTGGCCCTATCTTTCAAACAACCACTGGGTTTGATCAAGTTATATGGGTAAGCACAACAGGAAACGATAGTACAGGAACACCAAATGATGTGCTGCTTCCTTATTTAACAATTAAAGCAGGTATCAATGCAGCTAATACTCAAAGAGTAAAAATTATCATTGCTGTAGGCAACTATGTTGAAGAAGCAGATTTATTGGAGTCACTTTCACTTTTTGTTAACGAATTGTATATTGAAAGCTCGGCAACTTTGATTACGTCAGACCGAATGATCTGGATAAGATCACCACAAAATCTAAGGATATTTTCATTTTTTGGCCCAGCCACTGATTTTATAGGGTCTGCAAGTGCAATGGTTGAACATTCAAGCGCAAATCTTGAGAGGTTTATTTTTATTGCAAATTCTGGTTCTCACACACTTGTAAATTCTCTTGTTTATGCTGCCCTTAGTCTTAATTGTCATTCTACAGTTGTATTTAATGGAGATATTACGGGAAGCATTGCGATTAGAGGAGGTTATAAACAAGAAGTGTTTGTTAGGGGAAACATAATAAATTCAGGCAGTAATCAATGGGGATTCTGTATAGAATTAAGAGCAATAACAGGTGATGTTTATATTAAGGTATTTGGTAAACTTATTAACACTGGCCAGACAGACAATAGAGGAAAAATAATCTTTATTCAGGGAGTAACCTGTCCAAACGCTAGAGTTATTGTAGAAGGGGATATAGAATCAGCAAAAAATAATACAGAAGGTTTAATCAGATTTGAAGCAGGTACTAGAATTGGGGAATTTACTTATAAAGGTACAGTAAATTCAACAGTAGGGGGTATATTTATTCCAGTAATTGGTTCCCATCCTCATTCATTTATTTGCAATATTCATGCATCTGGTTACATTAATGGAGGTAAAATTTTGTCATTTGCTTCTGCGTCGTTAGTAAATAGAGCAACTTTTAATTTTTCTGGACAGTTACTTTGCAATACTCCAAATTCTCTATTTTCTTTGAACGGGTTGTTTACTTTGAATCTTAGTAATTTTGATATTAAACAATTAGGTTCAGGATCTTTATTTCAATTTCCAGCTACTACAGCATTAACTGTAGATGATAATATAATAGCAACTGATAACTTTCAGCTTAATTATGGTACACCTACTGGCCCTACATTAATTACTCCACCAACAGTTAGTTCTGGAGTGTATGTTATTAAATCAATAGGTACATTCCGAAGCAATATTGTTGATGATTCATTACCCAGTTATGTTACATTGGTTTATGATCGTGATTTAACAACTAGATTACTTGGTAATGGAGATATAATGTCAGATGGCAGTGTAGATTTCGTTGCACCTCAAGTTGGTGTTCCGGCTGTTAATCAAAATCAGTTGGTTACGCTATCTCAAATTACCAAACAAGTAAATCAAACTGATTGGACTTATGTAAATGTTGAATTTAGTCAATGGCGTTCAATAACAACAATAAACAACAGAGTTGTAGCGGTAGCAGATAATGGTACAAATCGAGTAATGTACTCAGATAATTTTGGAGTAACATGGACTTATGTAGCTGTGCAACCCAGTCAATGGCAGCAAATAACATCTATAAATAACACAAGATTAGTAGCGGTAGCATCTTTTGGCACAAATCAAGTAATGTACTCGGACGACTTCGGTGCAACATGGACTTTCGTAAATGTTCAAGCTAGTGTTTGGGTTTCAATAACTGCAATAAATAATAGACTAGTAGCGGTTGCTAATAGTGGCACGAATCGAGTAATGTACTCAGATAATTTTGGAGTAACATGGACTTATGTAAATGTTCAAGCTAGTGTTTGGACTTCAATAACTGCAATAAATAATAGATTAGTTGCAATAGGACTAAACGGCACAAATCGAGTAATGTATTCAGATGATTTTGGGGCAACATGGACTTATGTAGCCGTACAAGACAGTATTTGGATGTCAATAACAAAAATAAACAATAGATTAGTAGTTGTTGCACAGGCTGGTACAAATCGAGTAATGTATTCTGATGATTTTGGAGTAACTTGGAGCTATATAGCTGTTCAAAATAGTAGTTGGTGGTCAATAACTTCTATCAACAATAGATTAGTAGCGGTAGCTGGTTTTGGTTCAAATCGAGTAATGTACTCAGACGACTTCGGAGTAACGTGGACTTTTGTAAATGTGCAAGACAGTAGTTGGTTGTCAATAACAACAATAAACAACAGACTTGTAGCGGTAGCAGATAATGGTACAAATCGAGTAATGTACTCCGATGTTACAGAAATTTCACTTCCATTTTTAAATCAAGTTGCTTTAAAAGTTTCAGCAAATGATTTAGAAATCACTGATACTCTTAAAGGAGTAATAATAACGTCTCCTAACGCTACAAGATATAGAGTAACAGTAGATAATTCAGGAGTGTTAATAGTAACAGCAGTATAATAAGACATGTCCACCATTGATGATAAATTTAATAAGATAACTAAACGTCAATTAAATCGCTTAGATTTATTTGAGTTAAAAAAGTTTATAGGTGGTAAATATGTTGTTAGATATATTGCTTACAAAGACTTATTAGCTGATTCGGTAATTGCATTGCTTAATTTAGCAAATAGCGCATTACAGCCGTCTGCACTTACGCCTTTTGTGAAGAAAGACGGAAGTACACCATTTCTTGCACCGCAGCAAGGGCTTCCTGCTATAAATGGAAATCAGTTGGTTACGTTATCTCAAATTCCCGCAGCCGTAATACCTAATTTGCAACAAGTTTTAACCGCAGGTTCATCAGCAGATATTTTAAATAAATTTAGAGTTGGTGTATCTACAAATAATGGAGAGCCAGTACTAATTAGTTCCTTTTTTTCAGGCAAATCTATGTTTTTGCGTTTTTCAACTACTGAAAGTGTTCAGCTTGCTTTTCAACAGGGAGCTGTAAATAGTAGCATACAAATTGCAGGTGACATTATTGTAATAACAGCAGATGGAGCGAGAATTACAGTTACCAAAGTTGGTTTAAACAATATTTATCAATTTAGGAAAGCTGACGGTAATCAATTTGGAATTAGAGTTGATGCAATATTACAAAATAGAACTTTATGGGCTGGTGATTTTGATTTGGATTTTAGAGCAGGAACTATTGGTCAAGCATTTATAAGAACGTCTAATGGGGCAGAATGGCAAACTATTCCAACGGGTGGTTTGGTAGACTCAGTGAATGGACAAACTGGTGTTGTCGTATTAGATGCAGATGATATTAGCGATGCAACGACAACCAATAAATTTGTCACTGCTGCTGAAAAAACTAAACTTGCTAATACTTCTGGTACAAATACAGGAGATCAAAATATTTCTGGCATAACTACAAATGCAAATGCAATTGCCGCTTTAGCTATTGTAGCTTCTTCTGGAGATTATAATGATTTATCTAATAGACCTAATTTATCTGCATTTGATAATGTGGATAGTTATGCAGATGAAGCTGCTTTTCCAGCAACAGGTGTTGCTGATGTATTTTACATATCTAATGCAACTGGTGAAGTATTTAGATGGACAGGTAGTGCTTATGCAGTTATTTCCGGTGGTCTTTCTCTTGGTGATACTTCATCTACAGCTTATCGTGGAGATCGAGGAAAAATAGCTTATGATCATTCACAAGTAGCAAGTGGAAATCCTCATTCAGTTACAAAAACAGAAATAGGACTTTCAAATGTAGATAATACAAGTGATCTTGATAAACCAGTATCAAATGATCATCAAACAGCACTTAATCTTAAACAAAACATTCTTTCAGAAGGTGCTTTTGTAAATGGAGACAAAACAAAATTAGATACTTATAGTGAAACAGATCAAACAAATAACAATGCGAAATTAACTTACCCTTCAGCAGATGCTACCAAAGTAGCTCACATTACAGTTTCACAACGTGTTGATTTAGACACAATAGAATCTGATACAGTTACTAATAACGCAAAATTAAGCTACACAGATGCAGCTGGTGTTGCAGCAAATACAACTAAAATTAGTTATCCAACAGGAGACTCAATAAAAGTTGGACATATAACTGTTACTCAACCAGTAGACTTAGACGTTATTGAAGCAGACACAGTTGTAAACAATGCAAAAGTAGGTATTACAACAGGACAGGCAAATGATATAACCACAAACAACGCTAAAGTCACAAATGCTACACACACAGGTGATGTAACAGGTGCAGGAACATTGACCATTGCAGACAATGTTGTGAGTAATCTTAAATTAACAAATATTGCCAGCCGATCAATAAAAGGTAGAGTTACATCAGGTTCAGGAGAAGTTGAAGATTTAACAGCAGCAGACGTTCGAACTATTATATCATTAGCCAGTAATGGAACATCGTTTCCACTTACTCCATTCGATGGACAGGAATTCAAGCGCACCGACCTTGAGAATAAACGATATTACTGGGATGCTGACCGTGCGAAATGGTTAGGGGTGAATGCTCTTTTTTACACATGTGGATTAACAATCAATACTCAAACGACAGCAGTTCTTTCAACGGTTAATTCAAATAGCGGAATAGTAATCGGTGAAGATCATTGTTTAATTCGTGCAAGAGTTTTTGGTAACAATGTGTCTAGTGTTGGAAATTTTGAGGTTAGAAGAGCAACAACGGTAATAACAACCTTAACAGTTATTGCTGGTGATGCTGGAATGACAGTAGCAAATCTAAATGATACATATACAGGGGGAGCATTTATAGATGTAAAACTTAATTTTTCAGTAGCAATTAACCGACCAGCCGCATATCTGGAATTTAGGGAAATTGCAGTATAAACATTTTTTCTTAATATTTTAACAAGTTAAAAATAAAACACAAATTAAAAATCAATAAAAATGAAGCCTCAATTAATAGTCAACACAATGTTAGTCCACACTCGAAACAGGTGGGCCATGATTAGCCCGACCTTTCCAGATAGCATCACACACCTCAGACCTCTAGGAGGTTCAAGCGGAATGTGGACATTCATGGAGGGTAAGATGCCACCAGAAGCCCAAACAAACCCTGAGCTTGCTAAAAGGCTAGATATAATCACAGATAGCCAAGTTACCGACTATTGCAACTTTGTCAAAGAAAAAAGCATAGCAACTTGCTACATGCTCAACACTAATGACACCGTCGAAAATTCGATTAAGTTACTTACGAAATTTATAGAGGCGGGGGCTAATATCACTCATATTGAAGTCGGCCAAGAACTTTATCTGCCCAAATTCAAGAAGCTTAATGGCCCTATTGCACCGGGTTACGTGCGACAGTTTTTATTCGGCGATTACTTGCATTACTGTACTGAAATAATTCCACTAATTAGGGTGCTATTACCTGAGGTAAAAATACTTCTGAACATCTGTTATGAAAACGGGATGCCTCAAAGAGCAAAGTGGAACTCTGATATTCAGGCGGTTGTTAAAGCCAGTCCTAATGCTATAGACGGCCTTGTGATGC